AAAAGGCTTTAACCAAATCCATATCTAATGGCGTAATCGACTCCAACCTACTGTCCCTTTTCGGGTCAGCAGGGGGTCGCCCAAAGTTTCTTTCGGGCTTCCTTCGTCGAATTTTCCTGTCCGACGGTACTGTTAGTATCGATACTACGCTTGTCGGGTCGCTACTTCGCGACCTGCGACAATTCCTTGTCCTCTTTTCGAAGGTGGACATAGACTGTACTCCTGCACGTCAAAGCAAGAGTATACAGGCGTATATCGATACTGACCGAGCTATTCCCCAGCTCCCAATAGGGATGCTTCTGGAATTTAGGAGAGAGGCGCAAAGCCTCTGGCCCTATCTTCTTGAAGTTGAGCGCCTGCTTGAGTCGGAAGACCTTTGCAGGCACTCTACTGGTGCTCTGGCCACTCGCGAAAGCTATAATCAACGCTTTCATCTCAGCAAGTGGTCTGAGAGGCTTCAATCTGTGTGGCCGTTCTGGCATTACGCCAGGTCGAGCATTCACGCAGATATGCCTGAAATAGTTCCGCCGGAATTGGAACCACCCGTTAAGGTGGTTTTAGTTCCGAAAACGCAGAAATCTCCGCGAGTTATCGCTATGGAGCCGTCGTGGAATCAGTATGCCCAACAAGGCGTATTAACTGCCATGACGGATGTACTTGCGCGCCCAAAATGGGCGTACTTGTATTACTCCATATGTTGGAAGGATCAATCCTACAACAGGAGTCTCGCTCGAATCGCAGCAGCAGAAGAATCTTTTGCTACGATTGACCTGAGCGAGGCGAGTGATCGCATTTCTTCTACCCTTGTACATGCTCTCTTGCCACCCGGGCCTCTTAGGTCCGTTGTGTTTGCAAGTAGGAGCAGGTACGCAGATGTTGCGGGGAGTAAGATTAAACTCCGCAAATTTGCTTCTATGGGTAGCTCCCTGTGCTTCCCGATCGAGACGATGGTGTTCTACACCATTGCTTGTATGGGAGTCAGGAAGGCGTTCAACCTACGACGGGTGGACCCTTATTTTGAGTGGCCCATTCGAGTCTATGGGGACGATATTATCGTGCCCACAGAAAGTGCACCTGATGTTATCCGGCTTCTCGAGGCTTATGGTCTCAAGGTCAACAAAGCTAAGACTTTCGTGAACGGTAAGTTCAAGGAGTCTTGCGGAAGTGACTGGTACGGCACGACCGATGTGACACCGGTTCGTTCCCGTATACCATTGCCGGGTGCACCCCGTCATGATGTTTCTTACGTGAGTGTAATTGAGTGGCATAACCAGCTGATACAACTTGGCTGGTTTGCTACTTGCTCCCTGATTCGTGAGACCTATGGTCTTTCACGCTTTCCGGTAAAGCACGCTCACCAAGATAACATTGTAGGAGTAATTTCCTATGTTGAGTATCCGCAGTTCCGCTTCAACACGGAGTTGCAGAGGACTGAGCAAAAGTGCCTTGTTGTGAAACATAAGCACAAGCCAGACCCACTCAACGGGTATCCTGCACTCGAAAAGTTCTTCCGAATGAGAGGTGTGGAACCTCTTCTCGAAGGCCATCTCGAGTCTGATGGAAGGCCCCTGTCCCTTGTACTGAAGACAGGGTGGGCGGGCTGAGTTTTACTCAGTCCTGTAGGG